CGTAGTTGGAGCCTGATACTGCGAGAACAGCTTGCCTTGTCCAGTCAAGCCCTCACCAGTAAAAGTCTTGCCCGCACCAGATAGAGTCTGACTTAGACGACCTGCCGGATCAGCAAATGCCTGTCCTACGTTTTCACTAAAGGTGCCAGAACCGGTAAAGCCGGAGAACAATGCGCCTGTACCGCCTGCAATCAAAGCAGACTTAAACGCGTCTTTGAGGTTGCCGCCTTTTATTAGCGTTCCTATACCAGAGCCAAGTGCTGCGCCGTAGATTGGGCCAAGCGGTGTAAACGAAAGCGCAATAGGAAGGACAACCGGAGCAACCTTCTTAACAACTTTAACAACCTTCTTGACGACCTTCTTGACCGCCTTAGTAACTTTTTTGACCGTTTTCTTAATAGAACGGAAAATCTTCTTAAAGAAAAACTCAGGCAGGCCCGTGTCTGGGTTGATAGAGTTAGCGCCAGAACCAACAACATAACGCTCTGGGTCTTCTACGCCCAACTCTTCTAAATGACTAAATATAGAGTCCCGAAGCCGCGGGTTGTCTTCGATTAAAGCTTTTGGAATAATTAACTCGCCCGTTTCAACGTGGGCTACAGTGTCATCACCGTGACGGCCATACGAGGCCATGCGCTCTGCAATGTCTGGAAAATTAGCAATGCCCGACGAACCGTAAGCCTCTTCAGCTTCAAGCCGCCCCAGCGCCTCAATTTCGTCGTCTTCCATGTAGAAATCGCCAATACCCCCTTCTGGGAATACAAACTCTTCCTCTTTTAGCGCATTTTTTGCCATTATCCCGCTCCGCCGGTTAGTGCCTCCGGCACAGTGACCTGAATTAGTGTACTTCTTTTTTCACTTCCTGTCCATGCGTTGCCACAATCAGGGCAGTTGCCATCAGGGTAGCTTGCAATCTCTGCTGGAGTGTCAACTTCGTTAGGGCAAGACGCGCAACTTACGGTGTCTATGCTAGTGGATGGCTTCCATTTAGAGCCGTCCGGCATTGTGATAATGTTGTCATCTGTCATGGCGTACTCACTGTTACTGTTCCTACGGCTCCCGTTGCACTACTACTGCCTGAGAATATATCATTTTGGCGCACAATACGCAAAAAGCCGTTCTGCTCGTATAAATCACCTAGTTCTAATGTGTTTGCCACTCCGTCAGATGGCATATTCTGTATGTTCAATAACGGGTTGCGCTGCTCGTCAATAACCCGGTCAAGGTTACGAGCTAGTTGGTTTACATAATTTTGTTCATAATCGTTCGGGGCAACCGGCAGAATGGTACGGATAACTTGCGTGGTCATCTCCGACCGTCCGGTCTAGCATCTAGCCGGGGCGTACCCACGCGCCAGTTAACGCCTTTATCAGAATTACTTACCTTGAAGTTAACACTGCGACCACGCGCCCGTAAGAACACCTGATTGGTGTAAATGTCGGAACTGCTTTCCTCGACACTACCGGTGACCGTCTCTGTAATCGCCTTGCCGTTAAAATCACGAGACTGCATAGACAAAGTTACCGCAGGGGTGCTATCGGTCGATCCGCTAAAAGACAAATCCGGTATAACGCGCCGGATCAGCATGAACTGATCGCCATCACCGATGTCGAAATCAGCGGATTGAATGTAGGCCGGAACCGCTATCGTAGGAGTTTGGCTCCCATCATCTAGCTCATATTCGTGGTTGTACAAGAAATTGTCTGTACTAGCCGCTTGCGGGAAACTCCGCTGTCCTGCCGCACGATCATTCCAAGCTGTACGCGCCAATGTGCCATAATACCAAATCTGCTGACCGTAGTTGTAAACCACATACCGGTCAATTTCACTAGAACTTGCAGAACAGTAGTACCACCAGATTTCGGTCTGACTGGCCAAGCTGCCTACGTGAAATTTAAAAGATTGTTTTGTGTTCAAATCGTCAAACACATACTCTCTGACAGAGCACGGCAACGGCTGAATACGACCGTCATAGACATAAAAGTTCTCCTGACCCATCCAAAACACAAGGTCGTTTACGCTGATAGCCACGTTTGGACCGGCAATTCTGACATTATCCGCTAGCAAAGCTGTACCAAACACATACGGAGCACCGGTAAATTGCACGGAATGCAGGGTGTGGTCTGTCCACACCAGTATCTGGCGGCTAGTACGAACAGCCGTGATAATTTCTGAGCCCTGTGATAACCGCAAATCCCCCGCAGTATTGGTAGCTGTTGGCGTCCAATCCACAGCGCTCTCTTGATCCGACCACCGGATAAGAAGCGGGTCTTGGTCTGCCGAACCAACCGGGTTAGCCCCAAAACAAAGCACGTGCCGGTCCACGTCAGATACCAAAATCTTACGCGCAACAGCCGGAACATCCGATGCTCCAGAAAGAGTGCTCAGCAGAACAGCCCGTGTGGTGACGTTATTTGTAGCATCCCAATAGTAGATGTTACCGTCCGCAATGTTACAGATTAAGTCTTCCCCAAAATCATCTGCATACCAAAGCCGTAACGTGTTACCGGCAAGCGAACCCGAACCCGAACCCCAAGTAAATCTACCCCACGTGCCTGCGCCCCAACCGGGGCCAAGAACGGTAGAGTTTAGGCCAACGCTGATTTGAAAAGCTGCCGTGCCGGACGAACCGCCGCCCGCGGTGCTGCCAGAAGAGGCTGAACCACCAGTATTTACTGTAAATGTTGTAGTTGTAGGAACTGATAGTATTTCGTGCTCTTTGTTAAGCTGCGCTGTAGTCAAACCATCTACTGCTGTCAGGCTGGCAAACGTAACAAAATCCCCAATAACCGCCCCGTGGGCCGTGGACGTTGTTACGGTAACCACGCCACTACCTGCACCACCAGAGGTGTTGATAGGGTTTGCGGGGAGGTTTACCGTCGAACGAATAGGTGTGATGTCGTTTAGCGCACCAGAGTCCTCAAGATAAATCTTTTTCTCGCTGCCCATGAACAGCAGGTTTTCAGACGCTAACGTAGTGAAGTCGTGCATATGGCGCACGTTGCCTTCAAAGGCTGTGGAGCCAGATTTTTCCCAGCCGCCGATGCGCTCCGGATACCCATAGGTAAAGCGGATGTAATTCCCATCAAACCATCCGCCTTCGTTAGAGTAGTTAGTGCCCTCTCTGTTGATACCGGGCTTGAACGCAAGTTTTGTTAACGGCATTCATTACTCCGCATCTGCTATGGTCAACGTGCCAGCGTCTACCTGACGCATGATCTCGTCGTAGTGGCGATTGCCAGCTTCAAGGGGAACGTGCATAGTGACGCCATCTACAACGATGCGTATGCAAGTATTGCTGCCTTGATATGCCATGTATTGTGCGCTTGTGATGTTCATCTATAACTCCGCATCGTGTGTCATATAACACCCAATTCCAGAGAACGTGCCGTTTGAAGGCCCGAATCCCTGCATTGATGTGCCAGAAATGCTCAAGCCGATATTGATTCCATTATCGGCTGTGCCACCGGCGTCATAGGTACTGCATCTGCCTGTGTTACCCGCTTCATTGTAATACGTTGTTGTAGGGCTGGCTCTTTTTTCTGTCCTTAGTCTTATGACTAAATACTTCTGTTCGTTGCCAGTGTTATTAAAACCATTTATTCTAATCGGCATATTTCCATCATATGAAACCGCTGTTCCGGGAGCAGTAGAATACTGATAAGTTTTTTCGTAATAGCGTTCACACTGCTTCAACTCATCGCCAAATGACCTATGTTCAAAAGGCGTGGCCTGTTCGCCTAGTTCAAGCTGGACGCCTGTTACAAACCAAGTAGCACCAGAAGTTCCGACAACATCTGCTTGATTTGACACTGTAAGGTAGTTTGCGCTTGACCGCCATTGTCCTGTTGCGTCTGCATTGAAGTTATCTCCACTACCCAAATCAAACCACAACCTAACACCTATTCCAGTAGTATTTAACCAAGTACCTGCTGTCTGAGCAGAAAAAGTAACCGTTTTGTGTTCCCAAGTGTTGGCACTGTTTATAGTATAAGTGTTTACAAAAGATAGGTCTGTATCATTGTTCCTAATCGAAACTGCGTAAGTTCCTGTAACACTTGACTTTACATAAAAAGACAATGTTACTGGCTGGGCAGCAGATGTTCCCAAACCTACGCTAGTTGTTGAAGTGCCTTCCATTCTTTGAGCAATACCTGCTACTTGTGCCGCAGTACAGCTAGTTCCACCTGCCGTGTATTTAACTGAATTTTTAAATGGTGCAGGTGCATCTGTGCTTTGCTCATGTGTACAAGTTGCACCAGAAGTGTTCTTAATTTGCCAACGGTCTACGGAATAAGAATTATGGGCTGTAGCTGACGCACCACGTTGATACACCTCTGCCGCACCATTAATCACAAGGTTCCTGTTTGACAACGCCGTCTGCGAACCAATCAGTGCGGCGAGTTCTGCTGCCTTACTCATGCGAGGTCTCCGTGAACAATAGTATTCGCAATATTGCCTGTGCCACTGCTTGTACTATGGGCAACGTACAGATGACATTTGTAAGCACTGCTGCTGGTATAATCTACAGCGTTTAGCCTGTTAGCATTGCCATCACAGTTACCACTGACAGCGTAACTGACACTCCCCATAGCGTTCGTTAAAGTAATAGTCCATGTATTCGGTGCATTGCCACCTTCATCGGTAGTGCTGGATACGTTAAGGCTATCCTGAACCACAAAACTTTGATTGATGTGATTCCACGACTTTGCACTGCCCCCTGCAACAGTAGACAGACCCACGCTGTTGTTCCCGCTGGCATCCTTTAATGTGTTTACTCTTAGTTCGCTTGCCATTATGCGAGGTCTCCGTTAACTGCACTGTAGTTTACTTGGTCAGATGCACTGCCTAGAGTGCTATTGCCCCGCTGAAAAACTTGTACTTTGTATGAACCAGCGGCTTGACTATCCCTGTTTGTTGCAGCTAAACCGGCAGAGTGACACGATGTGGTGATTGTGTAATTTAAACTGCTCATATTGTTAGTGAAGGCATAGGTGTAATCACCTGTTCCGTTATCAGTACCACTTGCAATGTTGAAAGAAGACGGTAAGGCAGCAGAATTAGAACCGTGAGCATATGCTTTCACTACGCCTGACTGCAATTTCATCGTAGCCGTACCCTCGCCGGTAATCGTGATATCACCTGCGCTGGTTACACCTGTGATTGAGTCAACTTTTAATACACTAGCCATTATGCGAGGTCTCCGTGAGATGTGCTGCTAACTCTGCGGTCAACAGCCGAATTAGCTTCCTCTAATTTTACAGTGTAATCAGTGGTGTTGCGGCTATTGTTGTAGACGACAGCATTATTGTTTTGTGAACAATTTCCATTCACAACGGCTTTGTTATCACTCATGTTGTTAGTGTAAGTATAAGTATAATCGCCGGTTCCGTTGTCTGTAGTGCTGGCAATATTAAGACTGCCAATATCTTCAGCGTTTGATTCTGCGATAATAAATGCTTTAGTCAACCCCTGCACAACATTGGTTGTAGCACCCCCGCCTTCAGCAACAGCAACAGCGTTGTTGGCGACCTTTACATTCGTGCCACCAGAGCCAGCCTTATCTACAATGGTATCTACGTTAAGTTGGCTGGTCATACGATGCTCCAATATCCATTAACAGTGACGGTGGCAGACTGGGTGATCGGACCACCGCTTACGCCATTCTCATCGCTGTCGATTGTAATGTCCGCACTGATCGTTTGACCGTTAAGCCGGATAATCGAGTTATTGCCCTTGAACGGATACCGCGTGTCAGCTTCCGCCTTGGTGTAGCTGTTAGCTACAGAGAAGACATCGTAAACCACCATCTCAACGACATCGTTCAAGCTGGCCGCAGTCACCAAGATAATGCTGGTGCCTGTCGTGCTGGTGTAGTCGGTAACGGGCTTCAAAAGCACACCGTTTTGGTAAACATCCAAATAGTTGCTGTCTGGGTAGCTCAGTACCTTCGCATCAGCATCCGATCCGCTGAACGTAGTCTGACCCGCCGTTGCCTGATACAGGTAACGATTACGAACACCAACTGATGGGGATTTACCAATATATGATGACATTAATCCGCATCCTCTATAGTTAGTGTACCTGCATCAACTTGGCGCATGATTTCGTCGTAGTGTGCGTTTCCAATGGCTAGAGGAACAGTGTACCCCACCCCATCAATATTAGCCTTGATAGCATCATTCTCGCCCGTCTTGGGATGAGCCATGTATTTTGCAGAAGTAATATTCATTTCATCCATCTCACAACTCCGCATCCAACTGTAGGTCTGCCGTCGTAGCATTCAAAACATAAGCAACCTCATCACTGATACCACTGCCAAAATTGGCCCTAAGTTGTAAATTAGCCGCGCCTATAGTTGCATACGTCACAGCCGTGACAGAGTTTGTGCCTGAGTTTGTGTTGCCTGACCTGTGAAACTTATACCCAGTATCAGGAACTGATGGCTCTGCCCTCATTGACGTAACCAAAGGAACGCCTACGGCAATGCTTGCCGACCCTACGCCATTCCCTGCAAAATATGCGGAGTTACCCACCACCTGAAAGTATCTCTGACACAGAGTCAGTTCCTCGCCGAAGCTGCGGTGTTCAAAGTCTGATGCGTTCTCGCCAAGTTCAAGCTGCACTCCGGTCAGATACCAATTATTATCTGTACTACTTGCAAGGTTTACGTTTAAACCAGCAGCACGGTTAGCAGATACTTCCGAGGCCCAAGAAGTTGCTAGTGTGCCGCTTGTATAGGTGCTACCAGCAGCAAGCCACCAATTTATTTGCAGACTCCTTGCGTTATCATTATCAAATGCGCCAGTAGTATCTCCGTCAAAAGTAAGAGTTTTGTATTCAAAAGTATCTGCTTGAGAAATTGTATATGTCTTCGCAATATGCCTTGTGTTGTCTTTATCATTCAACTCAACAACGTAAGTTCCGGTTAGACTTGACCGTACCCAAAAAGATAATGTTACTTTTTCCGCAGAAGACGTTCCCTTTTTTAGCTCTTGTAAATCTTGACCTTCTATACGGTATTGACACGAGATTTGGTCTGCACTGGTAATACTTGTATCTGCTGTAGTGCAGTCAAGTCTCCAACTGCTCGCAAAACCAGCGCCTGATGGCACAGTAGAACTTTCTAAAATTCTATGAGTGCCAGCACCTGATAGCCCTAGTCGAAACCTATCTGGGCCACCGTAACTTGAACCTGTCAGGCTGCTAACGGTGCCTCTCTGAACAACTTGCATGGCTCCGTTGATGATAAGATTTCTCCTACCAGTGTTAAAGCCCATACCTTGTGGTCTTACTGTTGTCAGAGCCATGCTAGTTATCCTTATGCGTAGGGAGAGTCGCCAAGTACAGACGTATCCCAAGCCGCCTTGAGTTTAGCAATTGTGTCTGCGTCTGTGATCGCCTTCGCCGCTGGTGCATCACGCAGCTTGCCCTTCTTGGTCACTGACGCGGCCTTTGCATCGGCATCATCGGCTTCCAAAGCCTTCATATACACAACATCTTCTGCATCAAGCAGAGGTGTCCGTACTTCGCGGATTTTGTCCTTGAAGATTTCCTTGGCGGCTGTCATGTCTTCTGAAATAACAGAACCAGAAAGTGACCACGCACCACGGAAGTGGCGGTCTGATGGAACGGTAGCAGTTGAAGCATCAATCTGATTACCGTCTTTATCGACTATATAAGTTGTTGTCATAATACGCTCCTATGCGGCAACAGTTTCATCAGTGGCTAGGTCTTCACTTATCTTCCAAGCATTGCGCCACTCACGAGTCGCTGGAAGCTGTTCCTTGCGGCATATTACCATTTTTGGCTTGTTTCCGCTATCATAGTTACGCCACACGCTTTGTGGGCAATCTTTCATAATCAAATACTCAATGGCCTGCTCTTCGGTCATCGCCTCAATAGGCTTGGTGTTGTGCAGCAGAAAGCCACGAGTGTGCTTCGTGAAGCCCTCTTCGGCTTCGTCTTTGGCTAGTTCCCAGTACACTTCGACAGGTGGCAGGATACCGCCCTGTAACGCACAGGCCATCCAGTTAGGGTCAGGAACTAGTATCTTTGCACATTCATCTACACTGTCCTCATACACTACGCGATAGTCTGACTGCACACCCTCAAGGTTCTCTTTGGCCCAGCAGAGCCTATCCCATAGATGTGTGCCTTGAAACTCTGGGGTCACTGTCATGCGAGGTCTCCTATAGAAGCAATACAACATTCACTAGGGTTAAAAACTGTCTGTTGTGCGTACTGTGTATCTGCCCTAACCTTGCTTGTTAATTTTCCGTCTGTTGGAGTAGCTACGTTTGCTAGGGTATTATTTGATGTAGAACCACCACCCCCAGTAGGGCAGGCATAAGTTCTCTGTGCAAAATTATTAGTGTATGTAAAGTCGTGTCTACCAGATTGAACATCTGTAATGGACGCAATATTAATACTCTGCTCTACTACAGGGGTTTCAAGATTTGCTTGAAACCAAGCCCGTGGGCTACCCGCAACGATATACTGCGTATCCAGCGAACCTGCGGTGCTGTGTTCTAGGGTATCTGCTTTGATTTTACCTAGTGCCATTATGCGAGGTCTCCTTCAATACTTGCATTTAGATACTGAGCATCTTTAGCAGTAGTGTTAGACTGCATTGAATACGATTGATAGTGACTTGTTGTATTTACATCATTAAGCGATTGCCAAAAACAATCTCCACTACTGCTGTTTCTAACGCCACCGATACAAGTATAATTAGCACTCGACATACTGTTGGTTAAATTGTTTCTCACATATCCCGTTCCAACATCAGTAATGCTTGCAACATTGAATGTGTCTCTTACTGCAATCGTACCTGTACCATTAACCAGAGACCAAGACTTCGCCAATCCCTGTTGCAGATTAGTAGTCGTGCTATTACCTTCGCCTGTTACAAGGATAGACCCAGCGGTGCTTGTGCCAGTGAGTTTGTTTACTAATATCTCACTCATGCTAGGTCTCCAAACTCTTGGATATAAAAGTACAACGAGTCGCCACTAGAACCGTTTTCACCTGAAACACCAGACCAGTATCCGTTTCTTTGCTGTATAGAACCCGTTGCCTGTACAAAATTAGTGTTGTTAGTCTGCGAAAACTGGTTGTCTTCAGATATGTTTGTGTGGGCGTGTGAATAATTTGCATCATCAAAAGACGAAGTAAAACTCGTCGTATAGTTGCCTGTTCCGTTATCAACGACGCCACTTACATTGAAGCTGTCACGGGTAGCAATGGTGCCGGTGCCATTCAGGTTAAGCCATACCTTCGTTGCACTCTGCTTCGTCAGCGTAGCCGCACCGCCGCTGGTACTCTGGATGGTATCTGCCTTTAAGGTACTCATAGCGTCACCAATGTTCCACCGCTTTCAACGGTTAATGTAACACCAGAAGCCACAGTAAACGGGCCAGTTACATTGGCGTTCTCTGTAGCAAGGATGGTTGTATTTGCTGTGAGGGACTGTGCGTTGGTACGGAACAAGCCGCCAGCCTTAAACGTACCCTTGTTGCCCTCTGGCGGCACAATCGAGCCTGCCTGCGGAGCTAGGTAATTTACGAAGATGTTACCCGTGCCAGAAGAAGGCGCGGCAGTAAATGTAAGCGTTGTGCCATCCGGCACCGTATATGCAGAAGCGGCGTCCTGAATGACGCCGTCAACAGAAACCAAAATGTCCTGCTTAGAGGATATAGTGGTGTTTAGCGTAAACGTAGTATCGCTACCGTCACCGTTAAACTGCTGAACAGCCTTAACCGCCTGATAGTTTACGGCTGGTTTATTACCCTGATACGCCATCAGCTACCCCTTATGTTATATCCAGATGGCTCATCACAACGTCTACACCAGACGCCGTGTCACAAATCACCTTGATAATATCCCCCGGCTCCATGACCACCTTCTGATCCCCGCCAACAACAACTAAACTGCCGCCTACCGGAACCGGTGCATCCTTCACCAAAAATACGTTGTCCTCCGCACCAGATGTGCGGCCTGCTGCCAAAAGCTGTACGTCCACAGTGACCTGTGTAGTCACAATGTTGGCGCAGGAAAGACCGATAACGGTTGTCTGCGTGGAAGAAGGACAAGTGTAAATATTAAGACCGCTCGTCCCCACCGCTGTTTGTGTCTGACTTAAAAATGTATTTGCCATCTGTTACCCCAGTGCAATAGCTAGTGCGACTGCTGACCCAGCCTCATCTACGTTTAAGTTTGCCCGTGCGGCAGAAGCAGAGCTAGCTCCTGTACCGCCGTCCGCAACGGCTAGATCAGTAATTCCTGTAATTGTACCGCCTGTGATCTTAGCACTTGATGTACTGAGAAGGTTTCCTATATCCACAACCGCCGCACCAGAGCCTGCACCATCACAATAAACAATAGCAGAACGACCATTAGCGACAGTTACATTTGCCCCTGACCCCTGCGTAACAGCAATGTCCCGGCTGCCAGAAAGCGCGTTTTGAAACAAGAAAAATGTTGAGGAGGTGTTCGGGCCTACAGTAAGAGTTACGTTGCCGCCAATATCGCCGCCATCTACAAACTTAATAGCGCGATACATTCCGTCTTGTACATTGCTTTGGCCTTGGTTTGGAGATGCGGCTCTTATTGTTAGCGTAGAGGATGTATTAGACAGCGTTATAGACTTGTAACCCGCTAACCGGTCAAATAAATCAAAATTGAAGTTAGTGGTGTCGCCCCACGAACCGGATTGTTCACCTGTGGCGGGCTTTTCTATTCCAAATATGGTGCTAAACGAGCTAGCCATTTAAATCTCCTACGCCGCAATATCCGTCCAATTTGGCGATTGAGAAGGATTAACCCCAGACCAACTTGGCGATTGAGACGGGCTAATTCCCGACCAATTCGGCGTCTGGCTTGGACTTATCTGTCCCCATACAAATACATTACCACCAATTTCTCCGGTGGCCGATACTCCCGTCAAACTGACATTAGCATCTGCCGTTACAACTACATTACCAACATTTCCGGTAACTTGCAATCCTGTCGTAGGAACGATGACTCTAACGCCAACTTCTACGTTGCCTACGTCAGCCTCTGCCTCAAGACCAGTAACACCTACATCAGCGTTTGCCTGAACCGTGACACTGCCTACACCCCCTGTAGCAGCAATGCCTGTGGCCGGAACATTCGCCTCACCAATGATAGTCGGGGAACCAACCGCTCCTGTAGCGGCAATACCTGTCGGCGTTACATTTGCTTCTGCCACGACAGAGACAGAGCCAACGCCACCTGTGGCAGCAAGACCCGTGACAGGTACATCCGCCGCGCCAGACACCGTGACAGAACCAACCGCCGAAGTTCCAGCAACACCAGTGACACTTACGTTAGCATCCGCAGATACTGTGGCAGTTCCCACCGCACCTGTGGCGGCGGCCCCTGTCGGAACCACGTTTGCGGCGGCACTAACAGTGACAGAGCCAACTCCTGCTGTAGCGGCGAGGCCGGTAGTCGGCACATTCGCGGCTGCGGAGACTGCAACGCTACCTAGCGCCGAAGTTCCAGCTACGCCTGTTACAGCAACATTAGCTTCTCCGGTGACCGTTACAGAGCCAACGCCACCTGTTGCCGCAATACCAGTTACAGCGACAGGAACAGCTTCGTTCCACGCCCCTGATCCCCATGTACCTCGACCCCAGCCGGTAACGCTAGCCATAACGGACTCCGTTAGGCGATACGGATGATCGCGTTACTCGCGTCAGCAGTTGGGAACTGGATCGTGAAATCACCCGCAGTAGATGTCTTGTCTGCACCAAAGTTCAGAACAACAACGGCGTCTGTGGTGCCTGAACCACCAGCCGTCGTGCTGTTATAGATTATCGCACCTCGCGCCGTGACAGTGGCGTTAGAAAACGTCAGATCGGCAAAATCACCAAAGGCGGTTGTGCCAGATGATGTTGGAGTGACGCTAGTCAGAGCGGCTCCGCCAGCGGTATAATTTGTACCACTAACCTCGTTAGATGTAGAATAATCAGTAGTTGACGCGTCAAGAGACGCGGAGCTAGTGAAAAGTGCTAGTTTAAAAGTGTGCCCCGAAGATGCAGTAAAGTTGTGCTTACCTTGCATCAACTCCACCTTAAATGAGGTACACATTGCTTGTGTTATAGCCATATTACAGTCTCCTTATTGCTTCGGCTAATTCAGGATGGCCCGCATCCTTTAAGGCATTACATACCGTAGTTCTATCACTACGGATAGCCTCTCTCATGTAGAACGCTACAAGGCTTTGAATATGCTCCTTGAAAGCGTTCGCTTGATCCCGGATACCGGGATGAGCCGTATCCGAAACAGAAATGATCTTTTCTACGCACCGTTCAGCTACTTCTTCCGGGGTAAACCCGCGGTTTTGCGTAGTAACTACGTTTACTATTGGGCTTGTAGGAAAGTCTGTTTTTATCTCAAACATTACAGCTTCTCCCGCATAACAAGCCCTGTACGGTACGCATCAGTATCCTCAACAGCTTCTCCGTAATTCTTGAGGCGACCAATAGACTCTTGGAATTGCAAAAGGTAGTTTTGGATAATATCCTGCTCACCCTTCATGTAAGTATATGCTTCAATCAAAGAGCCGTACAGCATAGCAAGAGGCGCATTAACACTAAGCCACGTGGTGGAACCACCTGCACCCGCCGTAAGACTGGTAGGACGATAATAGTAATGCAATTCTGCGGATAACGCCGCGTTAGGGGTAGGCGCAATAATAAAGTTGGTAATGTCAAAAAACCCGTAATACCGTGGAACACCCGTAGCTGTGGGGTCTGGATATG